GTCAAAAAAGACACCTTCGCAGGATTTCAACTATAAATTCGAACACCAATGGGGTGGCGAAGATACTTGGTATACTAAGGGCAAGAGATGGGCGAACAAACAAAAGTTTCCCATCAGTCACCTTGCCCTTGGTGCTATTGAGTGGTTGCGTGAACGCTGGGTAGATGGTAGAGTGGAGATGGAGATGGCATCCATCGACAAACAAGTCAAATACATTGGAGAAATCTGGGACAAAGAAGATGAGCTCAACCGACAACCAACAGTGGAAGAGGGACCTTCTAGCGTGTCCGACCTTCCAACTCTCTCAATTAGAAATCCAGTTGTTGAGAGAGGGACCGAAGAGCCTAGCACAAGCGTGGCATCTTCAAGCATTGAAAATCCGTTTCCTGACCCATGGGACGGGGACTGGAACGATGCAGTCTGGACCTGGCAACGAATAAATAAGGAGAGATCGTTATGAGTATGTGGCAAAGGATAAAGAATATTCGAATCCCTGGATCTATCGTGGCAGCGTCTTTGACGGGAACGATATTGGGGACTACTATGGTTTTGTTTACCGTATTACCTGTAGCACCACCAACCGTTCGTACATCGGAAGAAAATACTTCTGGCAAAAACGAAAGCCTCCAAGTGTGGATAAAACTGCAAAGCGGAGAAGAGTTACTAGTGAAAGTAACTGGAAACTCTACTATGGAAGTTCTGATGAACTTAAGGCGGATCTTAAACTCTATGGACGGGACGCTTTTAGTAGAGAAATCCTTTCTCTCCACACCACCCCAGGAAGAGTAAACTACGAAGAGACACGCCAGTTGTTTCTTCACGATGTCCTGACCGAGAGCTTGACGGATGGCACCCCTGCCTTCTATAATAGCAACATCCTCGGTCGCTACTACCGTAAGGATTACTTTGAGCCGTGTGAAGGATCTAACCCTTGAGACGGATGCCGAATTCAATTAATTTAATGATCAAACGTTTACTTCCTATCGCTTTGGCGACTTCTATCCCTGCTGCTTGTGCTTACCCTAGCATCAATCAGATCAAGAATCCTCCCGCTGTTGATGTAGCGGTCAACGTAGAGAAGGCAGTCCCCATTGAGGTAGTAGAAAAGGAGTGGAAATGCCCAGGATGTAATTACAATGAGAAATATGTCCTGCAAAAACTCCAAGAAAAAACCAAGATCTCAGATCGCAATGCACTTGCTACGATCATGGGAAACATTAAGTCTGAAAGCAACTTCACTCCCAATATTTGTGAGGGAGGTGCTAGAGTTCCTTACAATCGTTGCCTTCGCGGTGGTTACGGGCTCATTCAGTGGACCTCTACGAACCGTTATCTGGGGTTAGGTAAGTTCGCTAAGAAGTATGGTTATGATCCTTCTTCCCTTGAAGGTCAGACAGCATACATGATTAACGAATATACTTTCCAGAAGTATCTTCCTGAATTTGAAGGTAATGGTCAAACAGTTGACCAATATATGGTCGCTGCTTACTACTGGTTGGGTTGGGGTATCAAAGGATATCGTCAACACTATGCATATAACTACACTAAAAAAATGATTCTGGCATGATCAAACAAGTAATCAAAAGCATCAAACAAATCTTTATTCCTCGAAGTGAATTCGAAGAGGATGATGTTGATTGTTTAGTCGATGATAAAAAAATCGATTGTGGTACATCTAAAGAATCCTCCTGGACTGGGGTTCCTGCACCTGCGGTTCTCCAGGAAGATTCTTGGTTTGGATCTGTTCCCAAGCACACTGAAAAACAAAAAGAGTATCTGCAACAGGAAGCACAGGAAAGATTACATGATGATCTCCGTAAGGAGCATGAGAAATCTAAAGAGTCGGAAAACATTCATCATGAAATGTATGAACTTGCAAGTAAAAGTTGGAACACTGTGAGTGAAACTCAAGGTGGTTCTGAAAACTTTCAGGAAGGACCTGGTGGATGGAACTCTGGTACTGGTATGAGGCAATTTCACACATGAATGAAGATTGGCGCTACAGTGAGGAACGGATGGAGTTGAGACAAAAAGTATATTCTCTTCTCCTGGGAAGGTTTGGTTCTAAATTGGATGAAAATGGAGAACCAATTTATAGTATGCAAAGTATTTCTGAATGTGCTCATGATTGGGTTTCTCAAGGTAACGTAAATACTAATGGCATTGTTAAATACTATGAGGCATACTATGCGTAAGACTATTCTTGCTATTCTCACAGCAGTTTCTCTAGGAACTCCTGCTCTTGCCGACTCTAAAATCACCAAGGGTTACTATACTATGGATGCAATGGGGTGTATGTTACTCCGCGAATGCACCAAAGATGTCCAACCAGTCAAGGATATCACTACTATTGCTGATGCTCATCCCGATAGTGATTATAGTATCATTACTGACGAGTTCAGTAGAATGCTCGTTGCCCTTGATAAGGTCGGAGTTAAGGTGTTTCTAGCGGATGAAAAATATTTTCCCGTTGGTCACCGTGGTGTTTATCATACGGTAACTAATAATTTCTATCTTAACAAGACGTATATGCGTCGTCCTAGTGTACTGATGTCAGTAATGCGTCATGAAGGGTGGCACGCCGCACAAGACTGTATGGCGGGTTCTATCAAGAATTCTATGATTGCCATCATCCATCCAGAGGAAGACGTTCCTATGATCTGGAAAGAACTGGTAGAACGCACATATCCACCTTCAGCACGCCCTTGGGAAGCGGAAGCAACTTGGGCAGGTAAGACTGCTAATATGACACAAGATGCACTTGAGTCTTGTGCTCGTGGCACTATGTGGACAGACTATGAACCAACCCCACTCACCCGTAAATGGTTG